GTGTATCTTTAAAACAGGACAATCTCCGACCCCAGACTCTTTCTCGACATACTGCATTGGAGCACCGATCTTGCTTATAGCTTCGAATATCCATTCTTTTATGTCTGTAATGCGAATATGGGTTCCATCCATATTAGCATCTGCCATAATCTTAGCTATGACCGATTCACATTTTGTATATTTGTATATCATTTATATCAATGTAATCATGGTTATTGAATATCAGCTAAGCTAATTCTCGTTTATTATTACGCACAAAAGACAGCTAGTATCTGTATCTATCAGGGAATGTCTGTGGCACTCTTGACCAGAACAACCTAAACTTGTATCCGTTAGAATGTTCATTGAGATGGTAGATTGTTTTACCTAATTCTTTTGAAGTTTTATAGTCTACCGATAACGACTTTTTGTCGTAGCTTTTCGGTTTGTACTTTACTATCTATACGTAACCGAGCCCAAAAGGCATTTTAAAACCTTCTGAGCTCTCCAGTAAACTGTCTTTTACAGCATTGTTGAATGCGTCAAGTATGCGCTTAAAACGATCGTATGATATGTCTTTTCCGTTATCCTTAACGTACTACTTATACATATCTCTTATTGTTGCTGATTGTTTACTTTTCATTTACAGGGTGTACTCCTTGTGCTTGTGGCTTTATGCCATCAAGTGTAGAATTGTTGTCATCGTCAGAAATCCTCTGAAGCATAAATGACAGCTCATTCTTCATTATATTGTTTTTAATATCTGGGATCATCCATCCTGGTATTTCGTATTCATCTTCGTCTATAGACTCGATGTCGTCATCACCAGAGAATAAACCTTCTATCCAAATGTGGCTAAGGTGATCAATGTCTGCACCTTCCACCATTATATACCCGTTTTCGTAGTAATAGGTAAACTCCCATCCAGTATACTTTCTCCACTTGTGGAAGAACTTGCGCTCTTCTGACATGTTTTGGATCGGGTTACCTATAAGATCATGAACGCTAAAAAGATTGCGTGGATCGTTGTCGAACAGCTTAGGTATTTTATTGACGGTCTTTTTACGGAACAGAGGAATATTATCTTTTGTTTCCTCGTACTCCAGTTCCAATGGACCCTTTGTTTCAATAAGCGATGTTAAAGAAGAGTCATCATCGTCTTCTTCGTCCTCATCTTCGGCGTCTCTTTTTGCCTTAATGATGGCTGCTCTATAAGCCAAGATCCATGCAGCAATCTACGCTCTTGATAAGTCTTCACTTTCGCTTATGTTATTATTGCGGACAATCAGTAGAATGTCATCTATGATTGAACGAAGCGAAAATAATTCCATATTATTCTTGTTCTACGATTCTTATGTCTCCTTCCTGTATGAGATCGTTACTGTTTACTATCTTATATTTGTATTTATCTATCTTTTTCCAGTCAAAAGTAAACAGTCTCTAGAAGAAGTTTTTCTTATTTTTGTACTCTCTCGTCTTGTAAGTATAGAGATACTGGGTATTCTTTAGATCTATTGTCATATCTACAGAATCTTTACCTATACTGTAGTATACTTTAGTTTGATCATTATACTGTAAAGAATCAGTATAAATAGTATCTTTCAGTATACTAGTAAGATCCCCCTATACCCCCTTACCTTTAGTAACGAGTAAGGTTTGATTTTGAGTTGCAGCAAATGTAACCTTGTTTGCTTTTATCTTGTTTTTATTACGTACACTGTCCAGCTTTAATAGAACAGAGTCTTTACTATCTTTAAGTTTAGCTATGTCCATCTTTAAAACAACAGAAGCCTGCCTGGAATCATTAACTAACTCCTGGTAGGCCTCGATATTGTTATTTGCGGTTTCTAGGCTCTTGGAGAGCTCAACGTTCTTGTTGTGGACAATTGTCCCGTAGGATACGCTAAGCGCTACCAGAGCGCCTAGAAACAGCTCTATGGCAAGCCTTTTATGATTCTTCAGCCATCTCAGTAGAGACAGGCTTAACGTCATTAACTTTACCATCCTTATCTAATTTTAATTCAAATCCCGTGTACTTTTCGCTTTTGTCCTTCAGGAATGATTTTAAGATTCTCCATGGTCCATTCGGACTTACCGTATTAAGGTTTTCCAATACAGACCATAGTTCTGTCAAACAAATCAAAACTGTAGCACCTCCGCTAAGTACAGTAGTTGTAGTCATTGTGGACATGGCAAAATGCTCTATTATATGCATCAAGACAATAACAGCAGACTCTTGTCGAATCTTCTTTATTGTACCCATCCACATCCGTTTACTCCACAGCGTATCACCTTGCTTTAACGATACTTCTAGACCTGATATAAGATCTGCTATGTTGAGTATAAAACAAGCAGTAATAAGACCTGCTATAGGAGTGAAGAACGCCGTAGCGGTAGCAGCGGTTAGAAGTCCAACCTTGCTCCAAAAATCATTAGCTACGGTGTTTACTGTATGCCCGATCGAAGCTAGTATATCCATTACTTAATAGTAATAGTAATCTTCTCGCCTTTATCGGAAGCTTCTTTCAGCTTAGCATAAACAGCCTCATATGCTTTTTGGCTGTTCGTAACCTTGCCTACTATAGTGTTATAGCCGAGTATTATACAACCTGAACTAGAATCCTAGTCCGTGCCTCTGTGCATAAGTATACCATCAAATCCTGGTACATTCAATATGCGTGGCAGGTAGCCATTACACTGTTTCTTATAATATTCTTTTTGACCAAACCTTGCAGATTTCACGCCAAGAGTTACGGTATATGTACCGGACGGAATCGCTGTTTGGTGCGCGACTTTTATCATTCTTATCTTAGCCAAAGCTGTAGTTTGGGTGAGACCTCTGTCTTTGTCTTCGATAGAATCACAAACATAAGCGTCGTCTATAAACACCTTCCCTATTGTGTACTTATCACGTTTGGCTATTCTCTTTAATAAAATCTTCATGTTTGGAGATTGTTTTGTGTTAAACTTATTCTGTTACTATACCGAAGAATACTCTTGCAGCCTCCTTACAGTAGGTTCTCCATGCTTGATACTCTGCCATATCTTCAGCATACTTCTCCGGGTCGGCTTCATAATTATACAGAAGCGCAAGCTGTGCGTCTGTGTTATACTTCACACCTATGCATTTAGCTGTCATACTTTCATAATCAGCACCCTGCAATGTAATAGTCGTCTCATCGCATACTACGGTCTCATTCTCCGTATCAACTGTGTCGAAACGAAAGAAGTATACAGGCTATTGCTTATACTGCACGATAGCAACAAAGCCGTCTTTTGGTAATTCAATCTTTGTCATATTTATCTTTTTACTGGTTACAAGATCATCTATCTCTGTTCATTCCACAATAAGGCAACCTTTTTAGTTGTATCACCTGAGCATCTGACTTGAAACTTCTCCATATTCACACATACGAGTTTCTTCTTTACCTTCTGTGGTATGGCATTGAAGAGCCTCCACCTTATAGCGTAAGTCAATCTATGCCTCATGAAACCAAAATAAGAGTTGAGTCTTTGCATATGTCTGTTCATGTCCTCCACATTAGTAATCTCTGCCACCTCAAAGGCATGTCCCACAGTTCTGTTGCTTATATATACACCCCACGGTTTGATAACAGCTCCTATGAATTTGACACCTTTCTTGCATTCTGTTATCATAACCTTATGAGGATGGAGCGTTAGCCCGTAATTGTCTTTCAGGTGTTGTCGAACAGCTGGAATAGTTTTCATCATTCTTTTCCTATCTGTTCCAACAATATAGAAATCGTCGACAAATCTGCCTGTTTCATACCCTTTAGGCAAAATACTTTGCAGCCACCAGTCGAACGGCGTAAGATAGTAATTACCGAATATCTGGCTTGTTAGATTACCTATCGGAAGCCCCTTTCCTTTACTTCTGAATAAGGTCTTGTTGTCAGGAAGATTTTCAATTATCTTTCTGTTACCCTTAATTACGCAATTCTTCTCTGGCCTGTTTGTGACTATCATTTTAATCAACCACAGCCACCAATCAAGATTGTCATAGCACCACTTCCTTTTCATTACTTTTTCAAGCATCTTCCAAAGGGTAGAAGGTTCTATCGACATGAAGAAACCTTGTAGGTCGCATTGTAGAACGTAAGCCTTCCTTGTGTAATTCTGGCTTACAGTCTTGATTTGTTCTGCCAGAGTGTTTACTCCACACTCTGTTCCCTTGCCTTTCCTACAATTATATGAATTGTCTATCATTTCACTCTCCAATATAGGTTCCAGCTTCATCATCAGAAGGTGGTGTACTATTCTGTCACGGAATGATGCAGCGAACACCTCCCTATGTTTAGGGCGTGTTACTCCGAATGCTATAGACGTGCTTATCGTGTAACTCATAGAGTTAAGCTCTTCGTGAAGTTCTCTTAGATAAGTCTCATAATGCAGTTCAAAGAACACAGCAGAAGCCTTCCTTCTTTTCTTTTTCCTACAGTCATAGTAGGCTTCATATATTTCTTCTAATGTAACATATTCCATTTTCTCTGCTATTAAGATATTCGAGGACTGGCAACAACGTGTTGTTGTTAGTCTTGTCGTTGTTGTTGTTGTTGAAACTACCATTGTTCAAGTTCACTCCGTTCTGAGCATTGTACTGAGCACGCTTTCATTGTCTTGTTCTTAGCCAATTCCTCTCGTAAAAGGTGATGGCAGAAAGCCCTTATCATACATTCGCAGTCGCACTGCTACACAGCCATTAACCGCATAGTTCTCACTCTGGAATACTTATCTTTGAAGCATTGCGCCATTTCTTTGCGCCTGCTTCTATTTTTTCGTACACTCTGTCAAGGTAGTCATGCTGTTTAATAGAGAGTATCTCGTGCTTTCTTAGCAGTCTCGACAGAGTGCGAACTTTTGCAAGATTGCTAAGTATTTTGCCTATGTTCTCCACTCTTTCATCCTTCAGTTCGTAAGCATCAGCGGATGCCGACAACATGTTCATTATGTAATTCAGAAGCAAAGGATAAATAGTAAAGCGATACACCTTCGGCATACTATTGCTGTAATCTTTGCCAGCAAACCACATCAATACTTCTTCTATATCGCAATATACCTGCGGATTTATCATATCTTGTAATTTTTAATCTGTGGTGGCAGCGGAGTGCCACCACAAAGAATTAATTTTTAAGTTTTAATAAGCGAGGACTGGCAACAACGTGTTGATGATAGACTTGGCGTAGGTGCCGTTGTAGAAACTACCACCGTCCAAGAGCACTCCGTGCTGAGCACCGTACTGAGTAGAAGTCCATATATTCACACCGCTAAAAGGAACACATTGAGCACTGAATATGGACTGGGTAACCGTATTCAAGTCATTTCTAATATTGCGGTAAGCATAAAGCTGTCCGAAAGCAGGCGTAAATGCGTGCTTCAGCGTTCCGTCAGGCATTATCCAGCCATTCGTTCTGTTTACTTCTGAGGTATTCCAAGCGTCTCCTGCATTATGAGCAGATTTGAAAGTCCACAGGAAGCCACCTCTGAATACAGTTTCGCCAACCATGTAGCTCCTGCTTGAGTCGAAACCTGCATACAACATCTGCACATCATTACCATTCCACTCAGCCTTATTGTGACGAGACCTGAACTGGTAAATACTTCCTTCGTAAACAACACTCCTGCCTGCGAAGTAGTCCCTATCGGAATTAAATTCCTCATAACCGCCATAGGTGTTGTAGGTGGTTTGCGCTATCGAAGAACTGATATTAGTACCCTGTGAGGCTTTTTCGCTAATAAACTCTCTAATTTTGGCGCAATTAAATTCTCCGTCTATATCAAGGAGAGCCTTAGCGTGTGTGTCGTAAAATCCTATGGCAGTAATTTGCATATTCTGACTGAGGTAGTTTCCTGTATAAGGATACTGCCCCGAAAGAAGATATTGTGTAGGAATTGTGAAACACTTTTGATTTGTCACCAATTCGGAATTACCTACCACACAACCATATATATTTCCTTCGAGCCTCTCTTCATTAGTAACATTGTTTACTTCACGTAGAGTTCCGTCAGCCATTAGCCACTTTACATTATCAATGGGTTTCATATACCTTGCTATGACAAGTTTTGTACTTGCGTGCATAGCCTTGTATGTTCTTGTGTGCGGTGTCATGTAACCATCGACACTCTGGAAAGATATTGTATAGGTTTTACCAAAATCCACATCAAACGTGGCTTGATTGCCTTCGAGAGGAATAGTAAACTCTTCTCCGTCTATATCCACATATATCTCTGTGGCGGTACCAAGAGAGCTATCTGCGTAATCCACCTCTACTACTACGTGTTCTACATCAAGAATTGCTGAGTACACAATCTCTATATACCTTTTAGGAAGAGATGCGCGTCTTATAACTTTTATAGGCTCAGCATAATCTTCTATAGCATTTGCCTCTACGATATACTCCACACCCTTCGGTATGTTCGTGGTGCACTTGCCCATGTTGTCGGTGGTAAGGTTGCGAGGCGCTTCCTCTCCCTCTACTGTTACTACTACCCCCACATTAGGCAAAGGCTCTCCTGTCTCGGTTTTCAGCTCTATGCTCACCTGCTCATAGTCAGACTTCACCATAGAATCTATTTCTGCCCAGAGAGAAGTTTCGTGTACCTTTGTGTCATCCCATTCTTCGTCTGCATCTCTTGCCATATCGAACTTATAGAGCTTGTTGTTATATATAACCAGTTCACCTATACTTGTAGGTTCTGATTTGATACTCTCCCATGTAGGAATTTCTTCTATACCACAGAGAACCTTCAGTAAATCAAAGACACTGATTTGTTCAAAGTGAGAAGCGTCCCATTCTCCAACATGTGTTGTTATTGCTCTATAAAAAAGTCCATCCTTGTAGCAATAATGTAGCTGGTTAGCACCTGTACCGTATTCAGCTTCTGTGCTAAAATCCAAGATTGGAGATGTACCAGTCCATGCACCTTCGAGATTGTTGACCTTATAGATAGCATCAGCAGAATCATCTACAGCTTGTACTGAATTTTCCAATGCTTCGGCGGAATTAGCTTTAGCGATAGCAACTTCATCTTCAACATCATCCAGCCGCTCTCCTTGTGCTGTTATAGTCTCAGAAAGTTGTTCAACCTCTTCTTCGATCTTTTCGACCTCTGGGTCAGTAGACAGCTCTGAGAAGTCTACAAAAGTATCATCAGACAGCACGACTTTTGCATTCGGATCAGCAGTTTCTACAGTTCGCTTATTTCGCCAATTAAGCTAATTTGATTTTTTTGTATTCATATGTTATACATTTTTATAAATTATGCAAGAAGTTGAGCAAGCCTTTGTAACTTAGTTTCACTGATAGTAAGGCTCGTTTGTCCGATGCTCATCACTATACTGCCGCCACTATCTATATTCATTATGATACGATTTCCTTCGTCTGTTGAAAGAGTAAGATCGTCGAATGATTTTATTTCAATGGCGCCATCTCTAGAAGAAATTGATACATCGTTCTTTACGTTTTGAATAAGATTTTTAGCATCAATTTGCACCTTGTCATCATAGTTGTCCACATGAAGATCGTTAGTGCCTGAGGGAATTGTAATCTTTTCGGTAAGTCCATCCAATTTATCTTTGTCAGAAGATGACATCAGGCCGTCAGCACTAACAGTAGCAGCGGCTGTCGATGCTGCATCAATATTTTCCCTTGCTTGCTGTTTTTGTGCAGATGTAAACTGTTGAGCAGTTACTGCAACTACTGTAGAGTGTAGTTTCTCAACATCGTCAATTGTCAATGACTACTCCCTTGTTACATCAGGCTATCCATCCTGCTCCTACTTTTGATAAAATTTTACTGTTTCTGGAGTTACAAATACAGTAGATGTAGTGGTAACGTCATTAGATGTGTCTACGTTTGATACACTAATCTCATCCGGACGGATGTTTGCGTCGTTCTGATATTGGAATCTTGGAGCTTCGCTGTGCAAAGATATCTCATCAGCCTGTATTGATAACTCGTCTGTTCTACCAAATGTAGTATTAGACATGGTTATGTTGTTCTCAATTGCACTTAACGCTCTGTCAAGAGATTGTTTATCAGTACTAGTAAGACCTGAGTTTATAGTTGCCCACTGTGCTGGAGTGAAGTTATTCTATGTTATAGTATACTCATATAGCCACTATTGACCATTGTATTTGTAACGCTTAAAGATAGTGTCACTATCTCCATCGACAGTATCCCAGAATACATAATCGTTATTCTGTTTTTCAAGAGAATTTGCCCAAGCCAAGAACTACTCTTCTGTTAAATCCTTAGCACTAGTTCCTCTGAACGTTGCTGAATCCTCCGAGATGTGTTGATTCACATAATTTTTATCCGCAAGCTGGTTCTAAGCAGACGCCTCTTGAGGAATCACAGTTTTGATATCCTGTACCTCTGTATAAATATCTTTATAGTCAGTAAGCCATATATCTATTCTGCCAGACAATGCTGTTGGCTGATCCGTTAAATCAAATTGATGACCATAATCATACGTATATTTTACATCAGAATGACCTTGATCGTCAGCGCCGATGTGAATAATTTCCAATACAACATTATAACGACCATTCCTTTGTTTGTCTCCACCAAAAGTTACTCTGATGTAAGGAACAGTTTCTCCCTCTTTTTCGACGTTTACTATTTTGTAATCAGTAACAACGAATACAGTTTGGCCGTGCCATCCTGGAGGGCAGTTGTCTGGAACGCAAAATTCACGATGCACATGCCTGTCAATGTTCTAATATGGCATGTGAACATTATAACCAGGATGCATGTGATCGTGAATTACGTATGACGATGGATTACAAGAAGGTGGAACGGGCACATCGCCAGATTCAGATCTGACATCTTTGGCAAAAAAGCACCTTATCCCTTTTATGGATTCGGCACTAGGAACGCCTAATTTCGACAATTCGAAATAGGCGTTTACGTCATTTCCTTTTCTTATATCCATGTTGATTTATATTAAAAGATTATCAGAGCTCTATGCCTGTAAATGCGTTGAGTATAGCCTTAAGGCCATTAAGCTTACCAGTCTCCTCAAATACCTGAAGAGTCTGCTTAGTCTTACGATGAATATCGTCAGCTGCACGATACATGTTCTCAAACTCGAGAGTAAGAGCATCATACTGTGCATCAAGCTTAACGTTCATATCAGGCTTGATGATCGGCCAAGTGCCCTCGCCACGGTTCAGGATGCCGAGGTAGCCCATAGCCTGAGCCTCTGCATCGCGAACAAGCTTAGCTGAAGCTGTGTAATACTCGCCAGGAACTTTTGTGATCTCAAGGCCCTAAATAGCATACTTGTTCTTAGAAGCAAAACCTGCTGCCATTGGATCAGTATACCATACGTTTGCAGAGAAACGAACCTTGTTAGCCCAGCTAATAGAGTCAACCATATCGTCATCGTCGTATGGAAGAGCAACCAGTGTCAAAACACCAGCGTTAGCAGAAGCTTCTACTCTTGCACGCTTCTCGTTCTTGTCATTGATGATAGTAACAAAAGCGTCAGCAATGTCTGCAGGGGTATCGCCGTTTGCTGTAACATACTCGTAAGACTCTGTCCACTTACGATAACGAGTAGGGAGATCCTTGAAAGTCAACTTAACGATAACACGCTTTGCACCCTCTGCAAGTTCTGTCTGTGCGTTGTTAGTAGCCTTAGTAAAGTCGATTGTGACAGTATCCTCTGAATCTGCCTTATAAGTTTCGAAGTTGTAAGACTTAATGTCATCCTTCTTAATAATATTAGACCACTTAACAATAGGAGTCTTCTGAGAACCCTTGATCTTAGCCTGCTTATTAGTAACAAGGCCTACCTTGATGGCCTTAGCATCAGCAGCACCTGCTGCATCAAGAACGTTACCCTCTTCGTCAACTACAATATACTGACCTGCAGTTGCACTATTGAACGCACTTGCGATTGTACCAACACCAGTACCTACGAGTACTGTATTTACATATGTAATCATAATTTAAAATTTAATTTTTTTCTACTCCCCCCGCACTCATGTGTCCACTCTGCGGGAGCACAAGTCCCTACCTAAAGGGCTGGGGTTTCCACGTTAAAAATTGTTATTCTTGTGACAATACTTCTGCAGTAATTGTCTTGTACCGTTCATCTTTATTATTTTCCAAATACATCTGAGCGGCACCTTTTATAATTTCGTACATAGTAGAGTCATCGAACTCATCATAAGTTTCATATGGTTCTACTAGTGATATACGCTTTGGCTATCTGATGTAGCCGAGTGTATAAGATTTTATTTTATACGTTTCCTCTCCATCTTTCTTTTCAGTCAATAGCGTACATCCTGTAATCGAAGGAGTACCTTCTTCATTAGGATTGACCAAGTCAGAGGTCATCCTTATTCGGATAGGTCTTGCACGATGGAAACGATAATGAAAATCAGTAAGACTGTTGTTTACTCTGTACATAAATGAATCCTGAGTACATTCGAATACACAAGTATTCATTTCATGTTCTCCATTTTTGTCAGTAATCACAACGTCTTCGTTTAATGCATATAGAAAATCGTTAGGATAGTATACTCTATATGCTCCATATGAAGGCTGCTGATTATCAACAGCAATTATTCCTTCTGAAGTATTCCAGGTCATCTGAGTAAATAACTTCTCAAGATCAGTACGTCTCTTCTCTGTCTACTCAACACCTGTGCCGTGTGCAACGTCTCCGTTGAACCTTGTTTTTACAAACTTTGACACATACTGGTTGAGCCAATACAAAGAATCATCAGTCGCTGGCTTTGTAAGTTCAGAATCAAGCTGGTTTATTTCAGTTTCAAATGCTACCAATATATCTATATTCTTCATCATTGAGCCTCCTTATTATTATTTCCTCCTGTTAGTGCTTTAATAGCCTGAGAACGTGCAGAATTCTTTTGGAGATCCACATTGTTCACATATGTCATATAAAGCATAACAGCTCCATTCACTAGTTCGTCGAAGCATGAGAATGGTAGATCGCATGTGCTATGTACAGCGTCTGGTGTTTCTTTTGTATCATCATAGTTCATCACATTGAACTTGTAAGGAACTCTGATATAAGTAAGATCCACTTTTGTCAGATCTGTGTACTGATCTACAAAGATTTTCATCACGTCTTTCTCGTGTCCTTCAAGAACTACAAGTGGACTTCTTAAGATTGCTCCGTTGTTATACGGACGTCTGAGAATGTTTGCTACTTCTTCCTGCTTGATCAGCTTATTTGGTAAATATTGAAGGTGCTCTGTGTCAACAGACTCATCTTTATAAGTCCTACTAACAATACTAGAAGATCTGACATATTTATAATAATTGTCTGGAAGATTGATAGATCTGCACTGGAGGTCTCCTCTACCTGTTGCCCAAGCGTAGTCTACATAATACTACTCATTGCCTTCGTAGTCATCTTCTGGTAAAGCCGTAACGTGCATGATGAGTGGTTTTAGTGTATCAGAGACTGTAGCATTTCCTTTTCTTCCACTTTCAGTTTGATCTTCTATGTTATACAATTGATTTATATACTATATCTAATATTCGCTTAGGAATGAGTAAATAGTATCAGTGTCTAGCTTCGATTCCGCAAGAGCAGGATTCATCAAAAGAGCTCTACGTTCGAACTCAATTCCTAATTGTCGTGTTTGTTCTTGTGTCATGATTCTAATGCTGATGTATTTATCTTTCCTTGAAGTCTAGTAGATTCTACTATTTCTGTGCTCATTATTATAGCCAAGTTTATAAGCTCTTCTGCCATGGAATCGCTAAGTTCAAAAACCGGATCTGTTCCGTCGTTGTAATGCTCAACAAAAGATTCTGGTTTCTTAATGTATATAATTAAGCAATACGCAGATTCGTTCTATGAGAATTCTGGAAAACTTGGATATTTGTAATTATCTATTAGAATATGTATCCAATCGTCTTCCAAGTACATCACAGGGTTTTTTATCCAAGGCAAGTTGGTTGTGCTACTTTTATAGGTTTGAGCCGCATTGTGTGACAGTAAAACAGATGGTTGTGAAAGTATCTTATTTCCTCGTTTTTCCATCTCTACAGAACCTTCTACAAAATATAAAAAGTCAGAAGGTAGCTGTGAAACGAATTCGTTTTGTGCAGTATTTACTGCAGCAGAGATTAACTTTCTTTCTCTTGTTACAAGAGGACGTACATCTTCTACAGCTTTTACATCCTACTCAAAACCGGCTCGCCTGGTGTTCATGCCAGTAACCTTTTGCGCGATAAGAGCTAAATAAGCTTTGTCTAAAATAGTAGCCTACTCATACTTAGTGAGTGACGGATATGACGAAGTTATATCGGCCTTGTCATATTCGATCAAAAACTTTTTGTAGATATCATTGTGCGTCATAGCGTCACGTTATTATTACTTATTTTCGATTTGATTGATAATCGACAGTTTCAAGTCTTGATTTTTCTTGTCGTCGAGATAAGCAACAGCTTGATCAAGAGAGTCTGCAAACATTTCAGATCCGTAATAATACTAAGTTCTGTCTTTGCGAATAATTCCTTTAGCAATTGCGCTTTCGAGTATAAACTCTGTTTCCTTCTTCTTGTTGTCAACCCATTTGCTAAAGAACTTATCAGGCTGCTTGTCTACAAGATTAAACAGAGTAGACTCTACGAGCTCATTCGACATAGTATCTGACTTGACACCAAGTATACGCAATGCTTTGCGCATCTGATCGAGTGACAGCTTGTCGAACTCTTTAATAGCCTCACGACGTCTCTTGTTGATCTTATTCTGCTGGATAGCTTCTGCCTGGCGATTTATCAACAGGTAATCTTTTCCTGCATTCAGGCCATCCAAAGAAGTAGCTACACGTTTGTGACCGCTAAGGAATTTAATTATCATCTCTTGGCGAGGAATACTGTCGTCAAGCAACAGTCCTCTTGCGCCAACCTTAACACAAAATGTCTTCCAGTAATCACTTGATTTTGCAAGTGTACCTTCTGCAAGACCTAAAACTTTTTCGTACTTTGCCTCCTCCTCGGGTGTAAGTCCGGTATACAAAGAACCTGAGCGTGTAAAGTATGGAGCAATGTAGTCAAAACATGCCTTATACTTAATAAGTCCTGCCCATGGCTATTTCTTTTTTATCTTTAATTCAACTACCATAATTGTAAAAATTAGTACGTTGTAATGTCGGCACCCCTCCGAAGAGGGGCTCGAACATTATACTTTATATTATATTATCACGCCATTGTCATATCAGCGCTTACGTTGTTAATCTCAGAATCATCTGCATCGCAGTAAAGAATACCACAAGACAGTGGGTTACGCAGCATGATACCTTCCTCACCAAGGAAGTGAACCTGGTAACCATCACGAGAGTTAGAACGTACTGTGTTGATGTTGTTAGAGTAACCAGATGGAGTTACTGAACCAGCAGTTGTCCACTGAACGAACTCACGACCCTTACGACAAACCTTAACGATGTTAGCCTGACCATCACGCTGACCGAGATCAACGAAGAGGAAAGTATAAGACATCAGTGGCTTACCTGTAATTGGGTGGAGCTGACGGAACATTTCCATGTTATCGAACAAAGGACAACGCTTTACTGAAAGCTCGATGCCGTTTGTCATCTTATAAGTTGTGAACTGGCCACCGAGAGTGAGCTCCTGACCTGAACCAGTGATAAACTTGGTGTCAATTACGTGGAAGCTAGCAGCCTTCTCACGAAGTACGCGGTCAAACTCACGAATACCCATCTCACCAGTCAGAGCCATG